ATTTACTTTCGGTATTCATAAGCTTTGCGGCCGACACTAATATCGCTACAAGTCCAAGTATACCAGCACCGCCTTTTTTCATTTCGTCCCACGACATCGATGCAATATATTTTCCGGCAACTGCCAATGCAGCAACAGCAGCTGACATCAAAATCATTTGACCTGCAAACTTCGTAATCGATTTACTTTCGGTATTCATAAGCTTTGCGGCCGACACTAATATCGCTACAAGTCCGGCAACTCCGACAAGTCCTTTTTCAATCCCATCCCAATCAAGAGTTGCAAGTATTTTCATTGCGCCTGCTAAAATAACAACAGCAGCTGTAAGACCAATCATCTGAACGGTTTTGACAATTGAAGCTAAACTAGACACGATTCCAGATAGCGGTTTAGTTGATCCACTGTCGATCTTGCTCAAAACAGCCATTGCACCGGTTAATTCAACAAATAATGTTCCAACACTCAGCAGGGATGCTCCGAGCTTATCTGAATCTATTGTTGCTATTACAAACAGTGCTGCGGCAAGAACTCCGACTGCCCCAGCTATCTTGAGTAAGGTATCTGCCTGCAAATTCTTTTGGTATGCCTCGAGAGTATCTTTAACACCACCTAAAATATCCTGTACGCTCTCAAGAAATGACATATTTTCGAAAGTGTCTGATAGTGTATTGACAAAATTATTTATAAGGACAAGAAATCCACTAAAAAGGCCACTATTGAATACTTCGAACATATTCCCTTTTCCGAATGCCTTCGATATGGTTTTTCCAATATCTTCGAAAACATTAACGACTGCACTTCCAATTCCTTTAATCACGCCAAAAAATCCCTGTAAAAATCCTGCAATTCCCTGCAATGTCATGGATTCATCAGCACTTTGCTTTAAGGATTTGCCAAACTCTTTAACCTTTGAAATTCCAGTCGATAATGTATCTATTATTTTAGAAACACCTTTATCAAATAAGTTGCCATCTATTACTGATTCTCTAAGGTTTGCAAGATACTCGCCAAGTGAACTCGTAAACTCTAATAAATCAAAGTTGAACCCTTTAAAATTACTAGCAAACTCTCGAATTCCTTTTACTCCTGATTTCATAGCTTCAATTCCGATATCCAAAACGGAGAAGATACCTTTGAACGTTACCTTTAATTTTTCTCCATTGGAGTCGCTTATTATAAGGCTTTCGGTGAATTTTCTAATGTTTTCGGTAATGTTGTATAACTGTTCAGAAGTCGCTTTCGGAAAAATTTCTCGGAAAGCTTCCTTGATCGGCGATATAACTTTTCCAAGTGCAGTGAAAGAATTTTTAAAAGATTCGATCATCGAGGAACGTCCTCCAAGATCAACCCATCCTTGTATCAGATCATTTCTGGCATCTGCTGATTTGTTAATCATATCGCTCAGAGTATCGGACACACCAGTCCAAAGCTCTTTTGCCTCTTCAAAGTCACCGATAATGAGCTGCCACGATTTAGTCCAACCGGATCCGAGTGCTTCCTGTAAAGTATCGATAAGCTGTGAAAATGTCTTAACTTTTGTTGCCGCATTTCCGGCTGTTCTTGCCAAATCAGCCATCTGCTTCGCTTCTTCTTGAGTGTAGCCCTGATCAACAAATTTCTTTACTGCGGCTTCATACTCCTCGGTAGTATCGGCAGCGGTGGAAAGTTGCTCGAGTGTCTGGGTAAGCACCTCAGTTGTTATCCAACCCTCCTGCAAAGATTCTCTAAAAGATCCCTTAGCAGCAATTGCTGCTTTTGCCCCTGTCTGTAAATGCTCAGATGTTCGAATAAGCGCATCCTGAAATACTTGTCCGCCCATTCCTGCATTAACAACCGAATTCCAATCCTGTAATTTTACACTACCAGCTGCAATAGCCTGAGAAAGCTGATACATAGCGGTCGACGCCTGCTGTGATGTTGAGCCTGATACTGCCGCTAAGTTTGCGATACCCTGAATCGACTTAACAGAAGTATCGAGTTTAACACCAGCCGCCGTAAATGTACCAATGTTTCTTGTCATCTGCGTAAAATTGTATATCGTTTTATCGGCATATGTATTCAACTCATCCAATGCGGCATTTACTTGAGCGATATTTGTGCCATCCTTCTGAGTATTTGCCAGGATGGTCTGAACAGCATCCATCTGAGTTTCATATTCAGCAAAACCATCTTTTAATGGTTGCAGCGTCAATGCTT